TGTGTGGTTCTATGCAATGAGGAGGCATACAAGAGAGTTGGGCTAAGGTATCTGTACTGTAAGTCTAAGATGTCTAGTGATCAGGTTCTGGAGAATAGATCCGTTGCGCTGAAACGCTATGAGCCAATCAAACAATTACTGTCTATTAAAGATGCTACAGATAAGAATATGGATTATGTAGAGCAGCTTGCTAAGAGTGTTAACCCGGACATTATTATACTGGACATGGGGGATAAGTTTGCAACAGCCGGGTCTGAAAGGTCTGACATCTATTTAAAAGAGGCAGCCATACACGCCAGGAATATAGCCAAGAAATATAACTGTGTAATTATCTGGATGTCTCAACTCTCAGCAGAAGCAGAAGGTAAGATAAATGTTAACCAGTCTATGCTTGAGGGCAGTAAGACGGGCAAGGCAGCTGAGGCAGACTTGATGCTGCTTATCAGTAAGAACCCAGACATTGAAGGCCAGGACAGTAATGATCCACAGCGTCACATAAGATTAGCAAAGAATAAACTGACGGGATGGCATGGAACTGTTCACGTAGAACTAGATGTCGAAACAGGAAGGTACTCAGCATGAAGATAATACTTGATGTAGAAAACACGACAACTAAACGGGACGGGAAGTTACACCTGGACCCGTTTGAGCCCGGCAACTCTTTGACACTCGTAGGTGTCCTGGATTGGTTAGAGTATGATAGTGAGATATTTGTGTTCGATCATGCAGAGAAAAAGATAACGGATGATGACTCAAACAAAAAGCTGCAAGCTATCCTGGACAAGACAGAGTTACTAATAGGACACAACTTGCAGTATGATCTGCAGTGGTTGTGGGCTTGTGGGTTTAAATACAATGGTCCTATCTTTGACACTATGCTTGGAGACTACATACTACAGCGTGGACAGAAGGGCTCCGTTAGTCTGGAGAACTGTGCCATACGATACAACCTGGATATGAAGAAGTCGGACACACTAAAAGATTATTTTAGACGGGGATATCAAACAGATGAGATACCTTTGGATGATCTGTCAAAGTATCTACACCAGGACCTTGTTGTAACCAAGAGTTTGTACTGGCGATTGATGGAGGAGTATGACAAACCGGAAGCGCAATCATTAGCTAAGGTCCGGGACATAACAAACGATGTGTGTAAGACATTAACAAGAATGTACATGAATGGTTTTAAGATAGATAGGCAAGCACTACAGGAAGTGCGTAAAGACTTTGAACAAGAACTAACAGAGATAGAAAGACGTTTGCAGCAGCAAGTGAGAGAACTGATGGGGGACACACCAATAAACCTCAACTCTCCAGAGCAAGTTAGCCAGGTTATATACTCAAGGATTTTACTGGATAAGAAGAAGTGGGCTGTTGTGTTTGATGACGTAGAGAGCAAGGATGAGTTTAAACAAACTGTTAAAGATAATAGTGCCATGATGGTTAAGACAAAAGCCTATATATGCCGGGCCTGTAATGGCAAGGGTAAGATACACAAGAAGAAGAAAGATGGCACACCTTTTGCTAAACCAAACAGATGTCAAGAATGTGACACAAGAGGATATACACTGACAAAATTACGGCACATGGCAGGTCTAGGGTTCTTCCCCCCGTCTAAGTCCTGGGTTAGTGCTAATGGTTTTTCTACCAGTAAAGGCAGCCTGGATAATCTTATCAATATAGCCAAGGCAAAGGATATGAAAACGGCTGAGACTTTCTTGACAGACTTAAAAAGACAAAGTGCTGTGTCAAGTTATCTATCAGCTTTTGTTGATGGCATTGAACACTACACAAAAGAGGATGGGTTCCTACATGTTAGTCTTACACAGCATGTTACAGCTACAGGACGTTTCAGTGGACGCAATCCTAATATGCAGAATATGCCTAGAGGTGGTACATTCCC